GAACTGTTTGTTGTGTTCTTGTGCTTCGCTTGCTGCATAAAACTGTGTAGAATATTCTCTTTTCAGAGAGTTAATTCGTGACTCAATATCTCCAATGTCAGGATAAGTTTTAGGTATTGATGAATCTATTAATTGTGTAAGATGCTCAAATCTTTCTATTTTTCTTTTGTTCTCGGCATACTGTTTTTTGAGAGCATCAGTTTCTTTAACTTCATTAGACCATTTAGTAGCTTTTATCATACCCTCTCGATGTAAAGTAGTCTTTTCATTCAGCTGATCTTGTAAATCTTGTTTAATAATCTCAAGATGAGAAACATCGATAGTTTGACCACAAGACAAACATTTATCATTTAGTTTCATATTAGAAATATCATTTACAAGTCTATCCATATCGCGTTTTAACATGATTAAATCTTGTTTAAGAGTTTGATATTCATCCCAAAATTCAAACTCAGCTGGTTCTTGTAGTCCAGCATCAAACTGTATAGAATCACGCTCTTCTAAATACATATTATTTTTATCAATTTTTTTGCAAGTTGCTTCATAATTATCAAGCTCTTGTTGTAGAACTCCAATTTGCTGCTGAAGATTTTCATCTACTGATGGCACATCAGATTCAGTTTGTTTTTGAGGAATTTTAGTAATTGCTAAAAAATCTTCAATGGTTTTGAGCTCACCTTGAAGTCTACTATATTCACGATCAGTTTCAATCGCTTTTGCCTTAATAGTGTCACCGATAGCAATATACTTTTCAAGGTTAAATAGGTTGATCAAAAACTTTTTACGATTAGCATCTGTTGCTTTTAAAAACTCAAGTAAATCTGTAGATGACTGATATGTAAGTTGTGAAAACACATCAAAGTCTAGTCCAATGATTTGAGAAATAATTTTGTAGGTATCTAACACTTTATGATCTGATATATCAACACCATTTTCTAAAAGCTTTACTTTTGTTTGTGCGCCACTGCGACTAACTGTAACGATATAATCTTTACCATCAGCAACAAAAGTAAGTTCTGATTTCCAGTTCTTTTCTTTTGACCAACGATTAAGAATATCAGATTTTTTGATTCCTTTGATATTTTTATTAAATAGAGTTTCTTGAATAATCATAGCAATAGATGACTTACCGCTACCATTAGGAGCTGTAAGCTGAGTAATTATTGCTTTTTGTAAATCAATTTCATTATCTTTTCCATATGAAAACATATTAGAAAATTTAAGTGTTTTTAGTAATATTTGAGACATTATACTTTTCCGTTTTTTAGTTGATGCACTTTTTTAAGAGGGAATCGTTCATCAAATTTATCTTTAAATCTAAGCCAAGAAATAAAAGGAGTAAATAGTGTTTTAGAATACGAATTAACTTCTTCAATTATATCAAATAGTTGATATTGATCAACGTATTCCCAGCCTGTTAGTTTTTTACGTCTAGGCAGTTGTGGATATACAGAGTAGATAAATTCATTATCTTTCATGCCTGGTTGATCTGGGTCATAGTTTGCGGCATAGTGACAAAAAATAGGTTCAAGAGATGTAAAAGTAAAGAACTTTTTATTTTTAGCGATTGCTTGTTTAACTAAATTAGGCGAATCCTCATTCCAACCGATTCCAATGTATGGATCAAAGTCAGGATTGTGCCCTGAAAAAACTATGATTTCAGACTCTTTTACATAGTTAAACAAATTAGTTAGTGCTATTTGTGAATAAGATGCCGAAAACTGACCATAGGTGCATGCATCAGGAATGATGTGTTTGACAAATTTATCAAAAGAAAGACCAATCAAATTATAAGGAATTGATCTCTGTTTACAATATTTAATAGCATACATAATGTCATAGTCATTCGCGCCTTTAAACAGTCTCTGTATTAACACTCTAAAAGGAATATTTAGTTGATAAAATGTTTCTGCTACTAGTTCTGAATCTATTCCTCCACTCATAGTAATTACGTATTCACCTTTATGTGTTTGATGAAATTTTGATACTAACTTTTTCATATCAACAAACAAGTTGCTTCCTCTTCTTGAATACTCTGGTACAGAGACTATAGCTCCTCTATGTATTCCAGCAAAATCCCAATCATAATCAGCAGGACGCCAAATAGATTGATTTTTTTCATACAACCAATAAGTACGGTTCAAAGAATAATCAATTGAGTCCCAAAGACTTGTACTCATTTAACACCCTTTCAGTATCAGCTACCTTAATATGGTTAAGATAGATTTCAAGTTCTTCATAGATTGTTTTGTTTTTTAAATCAAGAGTTGCATCTTCTTGAGGCTTTTCTACAACTTTTTTGTCTAGTAGATCAGACCGTTCAATCTTTGACAGTTGATCTATATTACCAGTCACCTCATACATCACATGATGATGAGAATCAGGTCGCATTTTTTCTCCAGCTTGAATTGTGCGACGTACTAGCTTTGGAAGATCTAAATCGTAAAATTCACGTGTGTAGTTATGTGAATCTATCACTTCATAAATATCTACTCCGTATTTACGCTTTTCATCGCGATCAAAAGTTGTATTAACTGGCGATCCTGGATAATAGCAATTAGTGTTTTGATAGCGGTGATTAAAATGTAAATCACCTAACAGTGTCAAACCCCATGGATTAAGCTTATCAAAGTCATACTCTGGAGTGATATGTGGTGGAACTTCTCCGCGAATATGAGTCACAAGAATATCTCCAGATTCATACTCAGGTAGGTTATCAGTTTGCATCTCGCCATATGGAAACAACTGGAATCCTTGTCCTGCTATTTCACAACGACCATTTCTGGTAAATACCTGCACATGAGTATTTTTAATAGCATTCTTTTCAGTTAAATGCTCAAAGAATGTTTCCCCTTTGCGAGTAGCTTCATGATTTCCTGGAATGATGAGAGTGGGAACGGTCACTGAGTTGATATAGCTTAAAAACAGTGAGATTTCATCTGGCTCAGGCTTTTTATCAAAGATGTCACCAGCTATCACATGCACATCTACACGTGCCTCAAGGGCGATCAGCTTGCGAAACATTTCACGAAATCGATTGACCTGCCAATTGTATGGAACCTTCTTTTTGTGTAGATTGATGTGCCAATCAGCTGAACATAAAATTTTAATCATTTACCTTCTTTCTATTATAGTGTACAAGATATTTTATCAGCAACTAGACTATTCCACATAGGACCGTAGTGCTGCATATCACGAGCTAGATCAGGAGATCTAAGTTTATTATTCAAGTCATAGTGATCGTGTCCACCAAACTCTTTCTCTAAATCTATTATATTAAATTGTGATACAGAGTGTTTATAGCTGTTTGAAAAAATTTGTCTATAAGTGTCAAGTAAAAATACAGAGTGTTCTAGATTACCAAAAGTGAGTTGCACTAAGCTTTGTAGCATCTGTTTGTCATGAAAATTTTTATCATAACCACTAATCAACAGCTTGTTTACGAGTCTATCTAAGCGATGAAATTTTGTTTTCTCATATACATTAGTTCTAGTAGGATACGTCCAAACAACAATTACTTTTTTAACCTTAGTATAGCTTAAAAGTAAGAGAGTATTAAGAAATTGGTGCTCACAAGACGAACTAGGAACACCTAAATTAATACAATTTACACCTGTCTTTTTTTGTATTAAACGTGGAATTGTATCTTCTAATCTATTTCCAGACCCAAATATGTGAGAACACCCGACAACTGCATAACTATTAATCCAATCTATTTCATCAAATTCTTTGCATCTGTATCCTTGAGAGTTTAATTCATAAGTTATTTTATTATTAGCATAAAACCAGCTTTGATCTAACTTTTTAAGATTTTCTTTAAATAGGCTTTTAGTGTCAAGACCATGCCACTCAACAGTTACATTTTTAGGGTAGTCTTTCCCTCCTAATATTGGTAAAAGAGTTATTTGTTTATGCACTATAATATCTGTTCAAAATAAAATTTTTGTTATTGCTAATTCTCAAAAAATATGCTAATTTATGTGAGTTAGCTAGTGAACAGCGCATCACCGCAGGTGAAAAGCTGTGGAACAAGGCTTGAAACGTTGTGTTCTAGCGTTAGTCTCGGAGAGACGCAGCCGTGGCAACGGAGTTGCCTAGTAGTCACGTCACTGTTGTGTCTAAATCTCAAGATACTGAAAGTTTTGCGTATACCAAATAGCAAAAGTGTATCTTTCTCCTTTTAAAACTTTTGTCACCCCGTGAACAAACTTATCATTTGATGGAAACACTAAAAGTGTGTTAGCTTTTGGTTTATAACTCCAATCAAGTTTTGGAAAATAAATCTCTCCACCCTCATACAAATCATTAATATAGTAGATAGCTGACCATGTTCTAAATGATGTTGGGTGATCAGTTTGATCTCCGTCTGGCCAAGAGTTGTCTGAATGCACAGTCATCTCTCTTCCAGTTTCCCACCTAGTGAGCTCTGTATTATCTGGAAAGTGAAGCTCACCTGTGTATTCGTGAATTAGTTGTTGTCCTAAAAATCTACAAAGATTCATATAAGATTTAAATGTATATCTTATCTCATTTTGAGAATCTAAAAGTTTAAAGGGAATAGTTCTCCCTTTAAACTCTTCAATAGTTTGGGCTTTCGTAAAATACTGATTATTGAATAGATTTTTGTTTTTATCTAAAAATCTACAAAGATTAGGCCAATGATACTCATCATCAAAAACTTCTCCTCTGATGATGATACTATTTAAACACTTATTTCGTTCCTCTCCAACTATTGGTTTTAGTTGGTATGTTTTAGCTTCTACCAATGATCTTTCCTACATCACCTTCAAATGTGTAGCTTCCTACATGATTAAGTTTTGTATTTGGATCTAACCAAATCTCACCACCCAAGTTTTGCCATCTACGGCAGAAAGTATAGTCCTCTGAAAGATATCGATTATCATTAGGATCTAACCAAGTATCAAACAAAGCATAACAATATTTATTAAATTTTGGATCAATATTGGAATCATTACGATAATGAAGTTCAGGATACTCTTGCATCATTTTCTCTAAAACTTCACGTTTAATCAAAAAGAAACCAGTTGAGGCATCTAATACTTCTACTGCGCCGTTTTCAACTCTAACTTGTTTTTTCTCTATGTCTTTGAACTTAAAGTTAATGGCATACTGAATCGGAAGGGCTTTTTTTGGGTATGCAGCTGCCATAATTGGCTTGTCATAAGCTAAAGCTCTAAGAATTGACTCAGCATCAAATTCAATATCAGAATCAATAAACAACAAATGAGTACAGTCTGATTCCATAAACATAGCTGTGAGAATGTTTCTAGCACGAGTTACTAATGATTCGTTACGTAGTGTTGTAACTCTAAAATTAATTCCATGTCTCATTAGAGTTTGAGACGCTCGAAACATAGATAAAAAGAATTGATCTGTCAACATTCCACCATAGCAAGGGGTCGCAAAAAAGATGTTATGCTTTCTCAATTGTTCAAGATCAATTGTTGCTTGATTACCGTCAACGGCTTTGAAAGCACCGAAAGACTTTTCCTTCGGTGCTTCTTTACCGTCAGCAGGTTTCATATCTGCTAAAGATTTTTTCATTAGGCTAAATCATCCACGTCTTCTACAGGCTTGAACTCGTCGGACACATCTCCGGCGAAATATGCAGTGTTTTGTAGTAACCACTCTTTTTGTTCATCATAACTTTGACGCTTATAGATCTTAGAAAGGTCAAAAAGCTCAAGTTCTTTTTCTGCATCTGTAAGAGGTGAATTATTACGAGCTGGAATGATTGAATACTTAACATTTTGTGGTAGTGGCCCTGTTTTTTCTTTTTTGATCGTAATGTCGTATCCATTACTAAGATCAGCAGGATTACCATAATCAGGATTTGTAGCGTAATCTACAATCTGTGAATAGATTGTTGCTCGAAGATCAAACAGTTTAATTTGATTATCTGAACGATCAATTACGTTACAAACGTAAGAAAACTGAGGCTTATCAGAGTAGATAGCTTCATCGATTTCTTTGAAAGGGTCAGGAGCAGAATTATCAAATGATTCTGCCTCACGAGAAAATTGTAGACATTCTACAGGCATCTTCTTGCCTTCTTTTGTTACTACCCAGTAGCAGTAACGAGGCATGACATCTCCAACAAGTCTTACTTTAGTGTCACCGACACCGAGTGTTAACCGTTGAATTTCTCTGCGTTGATTTGATCCAGAGGACTGTTTTCCTTTGGCTTGATCCCATGCGACCATAGTTGTTTCTCCTTTGTTGTTCGTTAGAACTTATGTGTAGGATTTCCTCGACTCCGAGGACTCAGGTAAAAAATATATTTTATCGCCTTTTATTTCTAAATAAGGGCTTTGTAAGTCTTTTCTAATGTAGTTTTTAGCGATATAGTCTTGAGCTTCGCTAATTCTACGCATAGAAAGCATGTGTAAATATTCTAGTTTAGTTTGTGTATTTACTGTATGCGTAAAAAACCAAGGGTTTTTAAAATAACTCATAGGTTCTTCGGTTTTATAGTTGCAAACTAACTTATCTTTTTTCTGCTCCAGTAAGCCAGCTGTAAATAAAAACATTGGAATGTGGTTTATATTTAGTGCTTTCATTAATCCCTTAGTTGTTCTAGCATTATACAATGAAGTTTGTGCAAATGCCAAGATTAGAATGGCAGCTTGATCTTTTCTTGCCTTTGAGGTCAATTCGTACCAATTAAAGTATGTAATATCCACGAGATTTATACCATTCTAACCGTTTAGTTTGTTGTCTTGCTACAATCCCACCTGATAACCACCAATCTACTATCATAGGGACTTGCTTATCAGGGTGTTCACGAATGATACGACCAATTCGCTGTTCAAGCTTAATAGGATTGTTAGAAGGACAAGTAAGATACAGTGTATCAAGCCTATGACAGCTAATCCCTTCATCAAAAAGTTTTGTTGATAAGACTGCTTTATATTTTCCTCCAACGCCCGAAAGAACATCTTTTCTAGTTGATTCATCTGTTTCTCCAATCAAACATATACTATCAGGAATTAGCTCCTGTAAATCTTTTAACATTTGCACACGCTCACCTAATATCAGAGGACATCGCCCAGAGACTATCTGTCTTTTTGCAAAATCCGCTATGGCAGCCAAGTAATCTTTGTTTTTACAAAGTTGGTTCAACTGGCGCGACCAGTCTCTTTTCGGATCGATTACTGGAAATCGGAAGTCTGTACGTTTAATTTGGACTACTGGGTCTTGTAACTGCCTTGGGTCCCGTGCCTCTACTAAATATGGTGAAAAATAGTCTGCTAAGAATACATGCTTACCGTCTTTACGCTTTGGGGTGGCAGATATACCAATTTTTACTTTAGCATTTAATGAGTTAAGAGCCGTTGAGAACATTTCAGCAGGGCAGAGATGAGCCTCATCAACAAGGACGGCAGAGAATTTGTCTTCTAGCTCATCTCTTCTATTATAAACTGACTTGTAAATTCCTACTGTAATATCTTGTACATCAAACAATCCATCACCAATCTTGCCAATTTTAGCTGTTGGTAATTGTCTTTCTAGTTCTTCGATCCACTGACGGAATAAAAGTTTAGTGTGAACCATTACAAGTGTTTGAGTATTGTTTTTTGATATTATCTCACACCCTGTAAATGTTTTACCCCACCCACACGGAGCTTGCAAAATACCTGATCTAGCCCTACCTCTACTAAAAAACTTATCTACTACTTCTTGTTGTTCCCACCGCAACTTACCAGAGAACTCATGAGATTCTTCCATTGGAACAAAGTTTCTTTGGTCTTCAATTTCTTCCCACTCAAGTTTATGATATGAGTTTGACGGTACGATATAGTATTCATCGTCTTCTGAAATGGTGGAGAGAAATTCATCTCCATTGTCATAGGTATATAATTGTAAAAGTTTATCCGCATCTTCAACATCTTTCTTTTTAATATAAATTTTATCTGCGATTAAAATCTTTTTTACTTTGGCTTTGTTCATAATAAAATCTTCTTTCTTACGTTCACGTCTTTATCATTCATAGTAAATTGTTTTATATACCACTCATTATTTATGCTAACCATCACAGCGTAAAGTGATTCAGTGTCTATGGATAGTTCTTCTTGTGTTGGAACGTGAAAAGGATATGATATTTTATTTACCCATATTAAATTATCTCTTGTTTTTATGATTTTCTTTTTAATTGATAGGTGATAAGATCTGTCTGATAAGTCAAAAAGTTTAGCATCAGCATCCATCCCCCACATAGGACGCTGAAATATTAACTGTTGCAAATCTTTACAAGTGCAGTCGAAGTTAATTCTTCTGTTCATCTGTAAAAGTCTAGCAAAATAGTCTCCATCTAGTGATTTATCATCAACTGTTTCTTTATGGCTTGATAAAGTTCTATTAATAAATATCTTATCTAAGGTAAAAGAAATTTTTTCTGGTTTTTTATATAAACCAAAGAATGGAAACTTTATATCATCAAACGTCTTCAAGCTCACCCCAACTTGGACCAATTTCAAAATCTACCTTGATTGGACAACCTGGAATCGTAAGTCCACGATCTTTTTGAATACAGCGACGTGCATTATCAATATATGTATCAACTAGATCTTCTCTTACCTCAGCTACAATAGAGTCATGCACTACTGTAAAGGGTAAAATAGCATTGAGATAATCATTATCTTCAATCCATGTAATTAAATCAACAACTCCTAGTATGTTAATATCAGAGGCTACTGACTGAACTAAAAAATTAACCCCTGATCTAATAGCGTGTTTTGCTACTCCTTGGTTTGGTGACTTAGCTTCTGGAAGTCTCCGCTTCCGACCAAAGAAAGAATATATGAAAGCGTGGTTCTCAATCTGCTGGTTAGAAGAATCGATAAACTTTTTCAGCATTTTAGCTTCTGAGAAATATTTATTAATAAATTGTTTGGACTGTGGGACAGAGATCTCTTCTCCTGATTTAGCATCTTTATTAACAGTTTCTGCAATTTTTGCAGGACCAGCTTGATACATGATACCAAATGTAATAGCCTTAGCATACTGTCGCTCATTAGGATGAATCTTTTTTACTTCATTTACTTCTTCAGGTAAGTTAAACATTTGTTTTGCAACATAAGAGTGAAAGTCAAGTTTGTCAATGAACGCTTTCTGTAAAAACTGATCACCACTTAACATAGCTGCATAATATACCTCAGCTGTACCTAAGTCACATTGAATTATTTTATATCCTGGTCGTGCTCGGAATAGTTTTTTGATGTCTTTGTTGTCTCGTGGAATATTCTGATAGTTAAGGTTTCCGCTACTCGATAAACGTCCCGAAGTAGTACCATGAACATTAAAACCAGAACGAAGCCTGCCATCTTTATCTACTCCATTTCTAATGTTAGATATATAAGTTCCTGCTAGTTTAGTTTTCTCACGCAAATCAAGAATAGCGTCAGCAAGAGGATGTCCCATGTTTGCAAGAACTTCTTTATCAGTTGAAGGAGCACCAGTCTCAGTTTTTTTACTTACCTTCATGTTAAGAATGTTAAAGAACAACTCACGAAGATGATAAGTAGAATTAGGATTAAAGTCTTTACCTTGTGTACGCTCAAAACGTTGCACCGCGTCACTCATCATAATTTCTTCAAGACACTCTTCCATATCAATTGTATATTGTTCTGTAAGATATGTAACTTGATCAATATCAATTGGACCGCCATTCTTTTCAAGACGCTTCATAGCATGAGTAGCTGGCATAAGAATAGTTTTATAGAGTCGATTAAACTCTTCACTCTTATCCACAAGTGGTTTGAACTTAACATAGAGCTGAAATGTTGCATCAGCATCTTTACACGCATAAGGGGCAAGAATATCACTAGGTAACATTCCATAGTTAAAATCAGCAAGTTTTACTTTATTTTTACGAGCCCAAGACTTTTTATACTCATCTAGCTCACGTTCATAATCACCTAAATCAGTGAATCTCAGAGCAAGTGGTTTAAGTCCGTGTGTCCCAACAGCTTCTTCTAAACAGTAATGAAGTAACATAGTATCTTCATAATCAGGAAATTCAAATCCAAGTTCTGTTTCCATATAGTTAGTATCAAACTTTGAGTTATGGAAAATACATTTACGGTTTGCAAATAACATGTGAAACCATTTTTTATTAGCGTTTACAATATCAATAGACACATATAAACCTTGATGTGGTCTGGTAGAAATAGCAATACCTAAAATAGTGCCTGTTTGAGGAGACACAGAGGTTGTTTCAATATCTACTACAAGTGTTGGTGCATCTTCAAGTTCTTGTTTATACTTACTAAATTGATCAGCTGTTTCGATAAAACAGTAATCTTTATCAGCTTTTTTGCCAATATCCTCACCTGATAGAAGTTTTGGAATCTGCCCAAAAGCACGCTGAATCTCATCTTCAAGTTGTGGTTTAATAATAGTAATTTTTGGGTGCATAATAGGAAGATAGCGTTTTTCTAAGAACACACCATTATATTTTTGTACACCTGTCATGCCAGCGACATATTTAAGCGATTCTGCACCGATACAAACAAGTATTTTGTAGTCTTTTAATTCATTTTCTATGTCTAAATCAATATCTTTTTTAAGAATCTTTTCTTTAGCACCAGAATGAAGATACTTTACATCATATTCTACATTTTTCAGATATTTATCAATAATTTTATTTGCATCTTTTTCTGCTGTACTTGGAAATACAAAACATACATCACTCATTTTAAGTAAGCCTCCGCTTGTCTCTGATTTAAATCACCCGCATCTATGCCTACAGGAAGTTTGATATTACGTGAACTAATATTTTTAGTATCAAGAGCATTTGAAATTTTAGTAGCAGCCATTTGACCAGGTGCATCTGGATCCATAAGAATATCAACTCGTGTTACGCCAATACGATCAAGAACTTCTAGTTTTTTACGACTAAAATTAGAGGCTCCAAATATACAGAGTGTATTTTTATAGCCTAGTTGCCACATATTTAGCATATCAAATATTCCTTCAACAAGAATTACATAGTTTGTGTTTTTTACTTTATCTAGAGGAAATAATATATCTGATACTCCTGCACCTTGAGGACGGCGATAGTATTTAGGTTTACCTGAAACCATACCTGCATATCTTCCTTCTATAAACTTAAGTTTACCAAATTGATACACCGGAATGCAAATATAATCCTTCAGCCCTAAGTGCTGAGTTGTGAATGCTTGGAATTCTTTCATAACACTTCCTGATATACCTTTAAACTCACCAGCGTAAAGATGTCTTTCTTCAGGAAGATGTATCTCATCTAATTCAATAACTTTCCTAATCTTGTCTTTAAGTTTTTTTAGTTTATAAGGTTGTTTACTATCAACATCAAGTCTAACAGTTTCACCAATAGATACCATAAACTTTGTAATACCTCCTGAAAAACCACAACTCCAACAATGAAAAACATTTTTCTCAAGGTTGTATGAAAGACTTGGAGATTTGTCTATATGTTCACCGCTTGTGCATGAGATCAGAATTTCTTCTGGATTATTAGTTTTTCTATACTCAATCCCTCTGCGATTCAATAGTTCAATCAAATCCATTATACATTCCACTTAGATTTTTCAATAACTGCGTGTTTAGCACATTCAATAAAATCTCTGTCTTCTTCTGATAAAACAGACCAGAATCTACTTAATGACAAACAATGATCCCATACTTCCATGTTTGAGTCGTTATCTTTTCGATGATAATTGGATTCCATCCAGGTTTGTAATTGATCTATTCGATCTGTAAGTTTTTGTCTTAAATCCGTCATAAATCTTTAGCCTTTTCTTGTTTATCAGATCCGAACTTAACTGCATTATGTGGTTTTTCACTGATTGTATCTGATAAATTTGGGTTAATTTTTACACACGACCAATCCATATGAACATCAAAGCTCATGTGTTTACCGTTTCGCATTTTAGTAGTATGAATTGATATCTTATTCTCTAAACTTCGATCATCTCCTTCTGGTGGAGGAAAAAAGTTAAAGCTTCTGTCAGCTGAATCAAGGATGCCTTTAGCAAATCTGGCCTCGCCTGTAGCATCGATTTGGTAAGGAGAAAGCATAGTAATATCATATTTACGTGATAAAGATTTAAGATTATCTGCAATTGTAATCTGTGTTTGCCAATCTTTTTGATTTTCATGTTTTACAATATTGATATAGTCTACAACACCCATATTAAAGTTTGGGTATTTCGAAGAAAACATATTACAGTAGTGATCAATACGATTTAGTGTTAAAGACTCATCATCAATCATAAAAAACCTGTTGTCTTTTAGTTCTGGTTTTTCGATCTTTACACGCTTTTCAAAGTTTTTGTAGTCTTTTGTGTATTCAAGATTTTTTAATAACTCATCAACTTTTTCTGAAGGTTTATAAAATGTTTCAAACTTTGCTTTAGCTAATTTTAATTTTTGTGTATCAGATAGCTTATTCCTAAATATATCAAGAAAAGGAACTTCCGAAACAATAGATAATACTCTATCATAAACTTCTTTATATCTCATTTCAATAGTAAAGAAAGCAGTTGTATTACCCTGTAAAAATCTATTAAGTGCTAAATTAAGAGAAATGATAGATTTACCAGAACCACGTCGCCCACCGAGAAGAATTAGTTCTTGAGTAGCAAAACCACCATTGATAGCATCAAACTCAGAAGACAAGCCGGAAGGATATATTCTAAAATCGTCTTCAGAAGGAAAAAAGTCTAACTCTGCTACATCATAAAGCTCGTCATCATGTGGAATTGCTTGATTTAGATGTAAAAGATGATTTTGAAACTTATCAACTACTTCTACTTTTTCTAAATCATCGAGATCATCAACTAGCTTATCCATGAAATCAATAGTTTCATCTCGAATATAATAATCTTGCAATTGAGCTATTAAAAACTCATCTTGAATCTGTTCATTTTGGTTATCTTCTGAACAAATTTGGTTTTCAATATACTCTTGAAGTCCTGTGTCTTTTCTCAGAGTAAGAATCTCGTCTGTAGACGGCAGACGAGTGTTGGCTTTGTAAAAAGATTTTATCTTATCAAACAATATAGAATTAATACCAGTAAAGTATTGATTCAATAATTTAGAGTATAGATCATTACTCTGCGTATCTAGTAATCTACGCAGAGTAAGTTTTTGTAAGTCAATTGCCATTAACCAGCCTTAACAGGGAAAAGTTTATCACGAGTTACAGTTTTATATCCACCATAATCATCGTTTTTATAGATTAAGTAAGATTCTCTACCAGTTTCTTCAATTACTTTATCAATTTTTTGACGATGTAGCAAGAGAGAATCAAGTTTCCATGTAGCAAATTGTTGTCCTTCAAGAAGCCAGTATATTTCATAGTGAACTCCTTTTTCTGGTTCAGCAAATTTACCGCATAAACCAGTTTTTGGGTCAGGCTTAAATGAAGCAAGCTCTATCCATTTTTGTTTACCATTTTCAAGGTATTCAAGATACTCTTCATCATATACTTCACGTATAGTTGCAAAACAATTTTCAGGCGCATAAAACACTTTATCATTTTTATTAAAACGAACCTCAAGATCTTGTACTACATGATCTACTTTTGCAGCTTTACCTTTTCCACGAGCACGAATAGGAACGTTCATCTCCATAAGAATGTTCTTAACACGTTGTGGAGAAATATAGTTGCGTTTAGCAATGGCAGATTGAGAATCACCACTAAGATAATCGTCTGCAATAGATTGCTTTTCAGTTTTTGAAAAAATCTTTGAACGAGCTTTTTTCTTTAACTCAGCTTCACGTTCTTGTCTGTCATGGAAATCTTTTATGATTTGATCAAGACGTTTTGTATTATAAGCAATACCAAGATGTTCACAAATAGACTTTTTAGTCTTTTTTGCTTTAATCATCCAGATAGCTTGACGAATTTTTGCCTCTGTAATTTCTGGCATAGATATCTCCTGTTATTATTAGTAATAATAACATAACTGAGTGCAATTAGCAAGATGTCATTTAATGGGTAATGAGGTCATCATCTGCAAAGAACAAATCACAGATGGCGTTACGGACTAGCCCTGTTTCAGTGTAAACTATCGTAAATTTTTCGTTAAAAAAACGATTAGTTCTATACAGTTTTTCAACATAAAAAGATGAGTTATAGGATTCAATTAAACTATTAAATTCATTTGTTTCGGGCTCAATATGTGGATAGTAGTTTTTAGCCATCTTTTCAAAGTAAGATGCTCTGTCCTTTGGATGTAAAGAAAGAATAGTATCTATTAGTTCATCAGACAAATCTTCAAGAATTATTGGGGTCATATAAATAAGGGATGGTGTTTCCACCATCCCTCCTTAACAATCAAAAAGTTAAGAGCGAGAATTACTCACTTGCAGCTTTAGGTGTGTAATCTGCACAGCTCAGGCCACGACGTGTAAGCACTGTTTTTACTCCACGAACAGTTTTATCGAATGAGGTTGCAATCTCTTCAACTGTTTGATCAAGCATGTCTTCGATACCTTCATAAGGATCTGACTTAACAGTCTTTTTGTCACGCTGAGGAGCCTTGAGGCCCATTGAAAGAAGCTTACCACGAATGGAGTTAACAGAACGACCCATTGCATCAGCAACTTCTTCAAGGTAAGAACCACCTTCAACCATAGATGTGATTGTTGACTCTTCTTCTTCAGAATAAGTACGTGGTGTTACTTTCTTTTCAGCTGGCTTGACGTGAGCTGTCATTTCCAGTGAAAGAGCCTTACCGTTAATCTGGCGTGCTGTGAATTTACCATCCATGAAAGAATCGGCAATTTCTTCAGCAGTCATGTTACCAGAATTGGCTTCTAAAAATGATGCTAGAGCATCAGTTTCGTCAGCTGAGAATACAGGTGCTGCACCTGGCTTCTTTGGTACGTCATAGCCCAGCTTGCGAAGCTTTGCTGTGACTGACCGACGTGGAAAATCGAACTCACCCATCAGTGATTCGATAATATCTTCAGTTACTCCTGAACCTGCAACATCGTGCATACGAGTAACCATTT